TCTCCTTAAATCCTTCCACCTTTTGGTGGATTTAATGAGGGTAATCTTACTCTCCATTCTTTATACTCACAGTCAAAATGTCTCTAACATTTGAAACAACTCACGAATACTATTTACGTGATGCTGATCTACATTATTGTTCAGAACATGAGTGCTTAGTTGTTACTCGTGATTATGAAGATAAACTGTTAATTAACGGAGTAGATCATGACACTTTGTTAAAGTTTGCTCGGAAACTTATCCAAGAAGATTTAGACAAAACTCTTGCTAAATATGAAGACAAAGTAACAGAAACTAAAACAGAAGAAACTGTTACTAACTAACCTCTAATTTTTTCCACATCTTATTACCCACATGAAAAATCACAGTCAGAATGTTTACAATGAAATCCTCAAACTTGAGGAGCAAAGTAAACAAAACCTTGAAGAACTTTGGTGGAAAAGTATCATCATCGGATACAATCCTCCTAGATCAAGGACACATAACAACATACATTCATGGGGGTAATTTTAATGTCTGATTTTAAAAAGTATCAATTCTCGATCAATGTTAAAACTAATCATGATCCAAGAGAAGCTATCTTTGAGATAGTTAAGCAATTAAAAGGTATCCTTCCAGTATTATCAATTGATTACAGATTGATAGAAGAAAGGGATACAAACGTAGAACATCATGGAGGTGAAACTAATGAAGAGAAGTAAAGATTGGTTAATATTAAATGCTGTTGTTGCATGGTTACATAACTATCCTAATAATACTGACACTGAAGATTACAAAGAGTTGAAAAATGAACTCACCAATGCAGCTAAAGATCTCAAAGGGGGATCAACAACGAAAACGCAAAGGAAGAAAAAAACCCCAAGCGATTCGTCAAGCAAAGAAGAGAACTAAATCACTTATTTCTAAACTTTCCCATCGCTAATTCACAGTCATGTATGACATCATGGACACAGAACTAAAGGTTTCACAGTCAAAAAAGTATCTAATAACACTTTCCAGTGGACGTGATTTCATCATGGACACAGACAAAGATGAGTACACTATTGCTTACGATGCTTATGAGGAAGCATGTTTAATGGATGATTACCTAGTAGATATAGAGAGGGTAGGTTGATGACTAAAAAGAAGAAACCCTATTACCCTAACAATTGGAGTGAGTATAATAAAGCTCCATCACATTGGTTCGATTCAATTCCTTATGAGGATTTTGTCGAATGGAAGTTAGAAGGATGGGAAATACCATCATCAATTCAATGTATCATAAGAGAACGTAATCTAATTACTGGTAAAGTTAAGGAGCACATATATCGTACTCATGGAGCTGCTAAGAACAAGGTTAAACAGATCATGGACAGAGCAGAGAGTGAGTTTACAATAGTAGATGCTGATGCAATACACCATTTATCACCAAACATTTATCTGGAGGATCCTTATGATGACCCGCTCGCATGAAGATATACTAACGTATGAGAAGCAAGCACTAGATTTGCTTTCACCGGATCATCCACATTATGAAGAGATCCGTTCACTATTGATTGATCAAATTAACGACGAACTCTACGATGCAACCCACTCTCGAACAAATCGATGAACAAGTCGAATTAGAGAGAGATCAAATCCGTCAAGGGCTCAAGAGGTTACAAGACAACACTATTAAGTTAGAGAACAAGAGTTATGCGTCAGCTACTATATATGGTATATCTTCTATAGACACTCTCTTACCTTTACTTGTTAAAAGGATAGATGACACAAACATTCGTATCCACAAGGGGAAGTATGGAGTAGCATTCAAGGACATTCATCAGTATCTAAACAAACTTGAACCTATCGCAGCAGCAGCTATTGCTTGCAAGATTACATTCGATAAGGTATTCAGTTTCAAAACAGGTAGTAATCAAGCTACCAAGATATGTGAATCAATTGGACATGCAATAGAAGATGAATGCCATATGAGACACTACGAGGAGAATGCTCCTGGTATGTTAGTCACCTTAAAGAAGAACTATTGGCACAGAGCTATAGGTACACAACAGAAGCTTACAGTTATACGGACATTAATGAACCGATATAACGTCAAAGCATGGACACCGTGGACTACAGCAGTCAGAGTTAAGCTTGGAGGATGGTTACTCGATTGTATTTTAGAATCAAGTGGTTGGTTCTATAAATTATCATTGAGAGAAGGGCGTAAAACTACTATATATGTTGTACCTACTCCTGAGTTTCTAGATATCAAGGATGAAGTTATGGCAAACGCTGAGTTATTCTCTCCTTTAGCATGGCCAATGCTAGTCATACCAAGGGATTGGACTAATGAAAGTCCAGGAGGATACATACTCAACGAAGTCATGCAGGGACACACCTTGATCCGTAGATCTGATCCCTTCCCTATACAAGGAGAAACACCCCTTGCTTTTTTGAATAAGATTCAGAAAGTAGGTTATAGACTTAATCCTTTCACAGTCAATGTCGCTGAGATGTTGGAAGAAAGAGGGATTAGTGTCGGTAAGTTTCTGCCTATTATTCATTATGATCTACCACCTAAACCAGTAGATATAGACGTTAACTATGATGCTCGTAAAGTGTATCGTAGGCAAGCGGCGGAAGTAATGAATAAACAAGCGGCTGAATTTAAAAAATCATGCCGTACTAGAATGACAATGGAGGCTGTACAGAGGTTCAAGGATCGTGAGAGGTTTTATATACCTTGGTCTTTTGATTACCGAGGTAGGGCTTATCCTATACCCGCATTTCTCACACCACAAGATACTGATTTCGGGAAGGCACTTTTGGTCTTCGCTGATGCGTCTTATGTAAAAGGAGATGCAAGCAAGTGGTTAGCATTTCAATGTGCTACAACTTATGGTTTAGATAAAGCTACGATGGCTGAGAGGCTATCATGGACGAATGATAACATTCCGTTGATTACTAGAGTAGCTGATGACCCTGTTGGTAACATCGGTGACTGGGAGGCAGCGGAAGAACCTTGGCAATTTTTAGCCAGTTGTGAAGAGTATTATGCTTGTGTCATTACACAACGCCGACAGACAACTGCTTTGCCAGTAGCAACAGACGCTACATGTAGTGGTCTACAGATCCTCGCAGGTTTAGCGAGAGATAAAAAGACAGCACAACTCGTCAATGTGCTACCTGCTGATAGGCCACAAGACGCATATAAGGTTGTAGCAGATGTAGCAAAGGGTAATTGTCCTATTCACATACAACAAGTAATGGATAGGAAGACGGTCAAACGCACCGTCATGACAATACCTTACAATGCGAAGCCTTATTCAAATCGATCTTACATCAAGTCTGCATTAGCTGAGAAAGGTGTAGAGATTGATAAAGATGACTTAACTGTCACCGTTCAGGCGGTCAGAGATGCCATGCATTCGGTTGTCCCTGGCCCCATGAGCGTAATGAAATGGATAGAAGATGAAGTAGCTAAAGCTATTAAACGAGGAGTTAAAGAATTAGAATGGGTAACACCTTCAGGGTTTGTAGTAAACCAGAAGATAATGAAGAAGAAAGTAGAGACTTTTGATCTTCAATTATTAGGAAGGTGTCAGCTAAAGGTAGCAACAGAGCATAAAGATGAAGTAGACAAGGCTAGACATAAAGCCGCTACTGCTCCTAATCTAATTCACAGTCTTGATGCCTCGCTATTACATCTAGGTACTATTCGTTTTAATAATCCAATATCATTAATTCATGACAGTGTATTATGTAGAGCAACAGATATGGATGAACTGTCTAGTATAGTCAGGGAAACATACATGCATCTATTCGCTGAACATGATTACTTAAATGAGTTTGCTGCCCAAATAGGGGCGGAAACTAAACCACCGATCATAGGTGACCTTGAACCGGAAACCGTGATTGACTCCACTTATTTTTTCTGTTAATGTATTATCAATCATTATTTGAATCATTCTTCTCACCTACTAGGATCTTAGTTGTCTCTGAAGAGAGACTTAAAGCAGCCGAACGTAAGGTGAAAGAAGATGAATTAACTGCTGTAGATGTCCGTATCACTGAACTTACTAAGTACAGGGACAACTTAAAAGAAGAGTTAGCACCAGCCTCAGCTAAGCCAGGTAAAGACTTAGATCTTTTAGACCAAGCTACAACTGAAGGTACATGTGATGTCTAGAAATGTACATGTAACTGACAAACCAGTAACACTTGAGGGATTCCAAGCTATACTAGCACCTAGTAAGTTTGGTTATTCTCTCTCTGCTATTGTTGACAATAACATTGTTGACAAACTAGAAACAGAACGGGCTGATGTCCTTAAATGGGCAGAGTCTAAGCTAAAGAACCCTAAGAGATCCACGCTCAAGCCTGAGCCATGGGAAGAAGTCTCAGAGGGTAAGTATAAACTAAAGTTCTCTTGGAATGAAGAGAAGCGACCACCTGTAATTGATACAGACGGTTCACCTGTAACTGATTCAAAAACACCGCTATATGCAGGATCTACAGTTAAGCTTGGTTTCTATCAGAAGCCTTATATCCTCAGAGATGGAGTTACCTATGGTAGTTCTCTCAAGCTGGTTGGTGTACAAGTTGTCTCAGTAAAAGGAGAAGCCGGTGTAGATACTGGAGATTTAGATGCTAATGAAGTAGCTGAATTGTTTGGTAGTACATCAGGCTTTAAAGCAAGTGATCCTAATGTCACTCCCACCACTAATGTAGATGACGAAGACGAAGACTTCTAAAGATGACTCAGTAGCTTGGGCTAAGAAAGCGTATGCTCAACTTAAGTCCAAGCATGAAAAACCTATTAAATTCAGATCCAAGCTTGAAGAAAGTGTAGCTAGTCTACTTGAAGGGCTTGGGGTAAGTTATGAATACGAATCTACTAAGGTTCCTTATACCATCCAGCATAATTATCACCCTGATTTTGTGCTCTCAAATAATGTCTATCTCGAAACAAAAGGATACTGGGATCCAGAAGACAGACGTAAAGTGCTTGCTGTTAAGCGAGACAATCCAGATTTAGATTTAAGGATGGTATTCCAATCACCATATAATACAATAAGTAAAAAAAGTAAGACAACGTATGCGAAATGGTGCGAGAAGCACGATATCCCATGGGCGTCTTACCACGATATTCCAATTGATTGGTTAATCTAATGGAAGAAAGTGAATTCGTGAGGCATATGCCCTGCGAAAATTGCGGGTCGTCAGATGCTAATTCTTTATACACTGACGGCCACACTTTCTGCTTTGTGTGCCACGCAAGGACGCCAGCAGACAATGATGTTATTCACAGTCAAACAATGACTCAAACCGTTACTCTTACGGGATCAGCTGAACGGCTGCATAAACGTAA